TTAGCACCAATGCTATTACTCGGAGAATCTACGAACCTGTTCAACAACGCGATTCCGCTACTGGTTGTCGCTGTTACACCTTCTTTGGATCGACCATTGTTAGTGCTACCAGCGGTGGTTGTAATCGTATACTTATCACCTATAAAACTTACAGCAGGAGTACCAGCAGTAAATTGTGCTTCGTATACGATGCCTGGATCGGTATATACATACGCTTCAATGTCTGCAGAACCAAGCGTAGCTGTGGATGCAGGGAAGAAGTTAGAGTATGTAGGAGTGCCGTCTGTTGCGGTGTAGAAACAGCCAGCAAAAACACCTGCTGGTGTGCCTGTCGCAGTGCCTTGGATAACGTACCCAGAAGATAGGTTTACAACGTCTCCGTTGAAGATAGCAGCAGAAGTGCCACTAGCAATACGCAACTTCTGAGGACGAATCGTTCCACCGTATAGGTGGTAGGCTGGTGTGAACCCATTAGGGGCGTCAGTATTAGCCATGATTTAATCCTCTAAGGAAAATGATGTTTTTAATCCGTAGTCGGTTGTCGACTACCGAATTCCACTTTTGTGCTTCTCCTCATATCGCTCTGTCGGAGCGGCATTCTTGGATCAGCTTCTCGCATCAAATCATTATCGACACCTTGAAGTTGTTCAGCAGTCTTTCCTTGAAAGTAATGATTGCGTTCTTCAACAGTCTCTTCTGGAATTTTAGCGAGAATTAAGCCACCAACACCTATTACGCCAGCGTGTTTACCGTCCTCAATTGTAGGAGCATCAAAATCTGGATAGTCTTCTGCTCTTACAGGCTCGAATCCTTCACGAATACGCTTAGACATATTCGCTCTATCATCATGCCCACGGACTTCTGCACGTACCCACCTGTGTTTGTATCCAGGAGGAGCTTCAGGAGCGTCTAACATAGATGGCGGTTGCCATGGTTTACGGCGAGATTTCTTTTCTCGAGTTTCAGCAGATCTGGAGGTACGATCTGACATTTTCATCTCCTATACAAATTTTGCGTACTCTTCAAGAGGCACACCGATTCTTTTAGCTATTGCTACTTGTGACGGTGTGAGTTTCACATTGCGTGCTCCTTTTTTAACAGCACCTGCACCTCGGCTGGCACCTGCTACGGAGGACTGCACGTTCTTTTTCCCTTCGGAAAACTTATTTGGAAAAAGTTCCCTAATCTCACTATCTACTCTTTCATAGTAGTAATCAGAACTAGGCGGAACTCCCTCCTTTAACAACTTTTGATGAATGCCCATAGCAGCGTATGTCATGCCTTCATCTTCACCAAACCAACTGTTTTCTGAAGCCCATTTTTCTGCACGGGGATCAGGAGCAGCTGGTTGTACATTAGTTGCCTGTTGTTGGACAGGCTGCGACTGTTCTGTTCTAGACTGAACAGATTTTTGTTTTGCAACTAATCTTTCGGCATTTTGCGCTTCTAAAGAAGTTTTAGCAACCGCTTCAGTAGCCAAAGCAATCGCCTCTGCGTCCCCAAGTTCTTGAGCTTCTTTCAATGCTCGTCTAGCGCGTTCTTTATCAGCAGCAATACGAGCAGTATATTCAGCTACTAATGTCTCGTCTGAAGATTTTAATTTATTCTGCAAACTTGCAGTTTGTTCAGACATTTTCTTAGCAAACTGAACAGCCTCATCGCGTTGGCGTTCTGCCTCTCGCATACGGTAAGTCAGTTTATCTATACGCTTTTTGACACCCTCACTGTAATCTTCTAATTCATCTGTTTGAGAAGTTTCAGGTTCGGCTTCACTTGTATCAAAATCTTGTTGCGGTTCTTGAATTACATCCGCTTCACGTGGATCTACTTCCTCATCAGGAAGTTCTAATTCAATTTCTTGGGACTCAGCCATTTCAATCACCTTATTGCAGAATATCTTCTGGGTTATTTACAGTAGCTAAAATTTCATCATCGTTTAGGAGACGCATATCTCCCCCTTCGATATTAAATCTAGCTCCTGCATAGCGACCAAAAATTACCCAATCACCCTCGTTACACCATGGGCCTTGAGGAAATTTATCAGGGTCGGAATATGCGTCTGGGCCTTGTTTTACGACAAGCCCCACGATAGTGGCTATTTTCTCTTTATCAAGAGTTTGTTTAGCCATAAGAATGCCGCCTTTACTTTTCTCGGGAGGAGAAAAGGGTAGGATCAACATACGATACCCCGTAGGGTTTGGTAGTTTATCTGCGTGAGATTCTAAATTTTCAGGAGTAATAGACTCTTTCGGAGGATCTAACGGCGTATCAGATCCAAAATTTAGTACACGATCGGGAGTTACCCCTTTTTCAAGTTCAGTCGTCTTCGACATCTTCCATCCTTCCATGCAGGGCAGTTATCTCTTGTTCAGCAAAATTAAGCCCTGAAATTTCACCAACTATTCGTTGGTACTGAACATAGTCTTGTGCGCCACCAGCGGCGAGTGATTGCGTGAGATCTTCTTGTCTCTCACGAAATTTGCGGAGTAAAAACTCCGAATACTTAATAAAGTCCATTAGTTGACGTAGCTAGTAAAATCCAATCCTTTAGTAGCTGCACCTGTGCCCTTTGTCCTTACTTTCTTTCCAGGAATACTAATTGTCTTTTCAGCCAATACAGTAGACTTTGCGAAACCTTCGTTGGAGGGTTCTGGAATAGAAGGCTGTACTCCAGCCTTCTGAGTTTTCGGAGATGGATAGGGCATTTCCGTTGATCTAAGGTTTCTCATTTCTTACTCTTGCTACGAGTACGAGAACGAGTTGAGCCACCACGCTTCATTTTCATTGGCATTTTCTTGGCGCTCTTGCCTCCGATATTCATTTTCTTCGGCATCTTTTTGTTTTTCTTGTGTCCAGGCATTTTAATCTCCTTCAGAATACAAGTTGTTAAAGGTTACGTTCGGATCCATGTAGCTATCGTCAATCTCTGCACTATGCAAATGCTGACTAGGATAAAAGTCTGGCGCTCCAGAACCCGTTTCCCATAACGCTGGGTTGGTCGCTCTTACACGATTATTAGGCAATGCTACAATATTGCCTGTCCATTTCCCAGCATCAGTAAGTTGTATCAAATGACTTTGTTTATGTTGTGCAGGATCGTCAGCGATATCGTTTCCTGTGTAATCAACTGTAAACAAATACTTCCCAGTATGAAACTCATTATCAATCTTACATAGCCAAGGGCTAGAAGATACACGATCCATAACAATAACTTCATGGTCTCGTGAACTACAGTCCCAAGGTTGCGCTAAATGAGTAGCCATCGCTTCTGGCATTTCCTCAAGCATCGCATCCGCTACTAGAGCCGTAATAGGCATTCTTGCCCACATTGCTCCTCCGTGAAGATTCTCAGAATCTTCTTCCTCTCCTAATTCGTATCCAGTGAATACAACTTGGAAAGATAGACATCTGTCTGGGATAGTGTTTACCGCAATCGCTATCGCGTGTAAATACTCTCCATGGTATCCTAAATGATTGTGTGTATATTCTTTTCTAACCCAGCAATTAAAGTGTGGAATATTGCTGATCAGATGTGGCATGAGTTACTGCTCCCTGGACTCTCGGACGATCTTAGCGATCTCAGTTAAGTTAGAATCTATTTCACGATCATCTTGCATTTCCGCTTTTTGTAATTCAGCGGCAATGCGAACGTCAGTTTGTTCCTCTTGAGATTCAATACGCTCTCTTTCGAGCTGTGCTTTACGCTCAGAATCTCTATCCCGTTGCTTAAGTTTTTCAAACTCTAGCTCTAGTTGTTGTTGGAACATTTCCCTCTCTGGGTCTTGCTGTTGCGCAGCTATTGCTTGCGCTATCGCTTGCTCTTGACCTGTAATCTGTTGTGTTACTTGAGCAGCCGCTACAGCTATTTGACTTTCTAACTCTGGTGGTAACTGAGGCATCTGACCATCTGGTCCAGGTTGAGGTAACTCGATACCTTGTTGTGCCAACATCTCCTCTACTTGAATGCGATACTTCAAGGCTTGGTGCTCTTGTATATGAGCTTGTAATCCTGCCATCGCTTGAGGGTTTTGTTGGGTTTGAGGGTTTTGCATAAATGCAATATGCGCTTGGACGTGCGCATCATGATTCTGTTGGATAAATGCTTTTAAAGGCATCCCCATAACCGAATCCATATTTTCTTGAATCGGGTCTTTCGGAGCTGGGGCAAAATCAGGCATTAAGATATCGTCGATATCTTTAATGTTCAAAGCGATATACATCTTACGATACGCTTCTTTCATGTTATGGATCTGAGGTGCACTCTGAGCCATCTGAAGTTGTGTTTGCGCTAGAATAATCCGTTGGGTAGTGCTAAAGATATTGGGATCACAAACAGGAATAACATCAACAGTATTATTAAAATCCTCAGCGAAGACTGTTTGTTGAGCGCCTTGTACTTGGTAAGGATATTCCGGAGGCAAGTATTCACCGAATAACCTCTTTAGTATTTTAAATTCGTTGCGCTGCGCATAATGCAATCGTTTATGGATTGCAGAAATTACTTTCTGTCCTTTTTCTAGTAGAGCAACTGTCGTACCTACAGGAGCATTAGAATTAGCATCGCCTGTTTGATTATCCATAACAGAAGCGAATCGTTGTCCAGATTCGACAAGTAATCCTAATAACTGCGCTAATGTCGCACTTGGTTCTTTATATGGGAGCGGTAAGAACGACTCTCGAATAGTCCCCCCAGGAACATCCACATCTCGCCATTCTCCTGGCTGTACAGGATCGTCTGATCTCTGGATATTTAAGCCACGAGCTTTGAAGCCAGCTGGAAGATTGGCTAAAGTACCGGCATCAATGAGTTGACGAAGAATTGACGTTGCGGAACGGGTAACGCCGCCAATCATGTGGATTAGGCCAAATCCGTAGAAGCCCAGTCCTGGGAGGAACTTATAATGCGTAAAGTATTCAATCCTTTTACGCATCGGATCTGTTTCTTCGTAGTTCCTACGAATTGATAGAACAGTATCGTTATCTTTACAAATCGTGACGATATACGGAAGTGCTAACCCCGTTGGTTCTCCATTACTATCAGTATGTTCAAAACCTTCAATATCTAGTTCTACATGAAACTCTAATAACGTATATTCAGCTTGAGTTCCTGTCCTAGAAACACCGTCTATCTCGTCAATCTTATCTTGTACCGCATTTTCCCCATCAGCTGAATAGCTAGGAGAACTCATCGGCATATCTCTATAAAACCCACTCAACTGTAATTTACGCAAGTCATTTTCTGACATAGCCATACGGTGAGTAATACGAGGAGACGTATGAAGATCTGTAGTGTAATACGGTACGATTAAATCTTCGGCTTTTACAAACCTAGAAACGACTCGACCCATCGCAGGGTCGAAATAACATTTCTTAAACGCAGAACCAGCTAAAGGCAAAAAGAATAACATCTGATCCATTTCAGGATCGTATTCTTCCATTTTGTACATGAGCTGGTAGTTCATGAAATCCTTAACGCGATTAGCTTGCATCGCTTTCGGATCACTAGACGCGCCCATAATCTTAGTATCTACTGGGCCGTTTGCAGGAAGAAGTTCTTTATACGCTTGCGCTTGGAAATGAGTTGTCGCTTCAGCTAATAGCGGGTGATATACTCCGCTTGCACCTTCAAACGGTTCACTTCTAGGGTCGCTGTCTACGCCTAATAGTTCTAATCCGTCTTTAAACGCCTCGTACCAATCACCACGAGAACTTAGATCTTCTTCAAACGCAGTAGTTAGTTCACTAGAGACTTCGGAAAGAGTAGCGGGGTCTAAAAACTCGGCTAAATTTTCTTCGAAAGGGATTTCGACCTCTTGGGTCAAGAGAGAAGGGTCAAGAACGTTATCCTCTTCGTCAAAAAGGATTTCTACGTTTTCTTCACCCTCAGGAATCTGTACTTCAGCCATGGTTCGCCACCATACTCTTATTTTTTACTAGAATAAATCAATAATAGACACGAACTTTTGGATAATAGTCGTCATCGTCGTCATAATCGCCTTCTAAACGTAAAAATCCGCCTTGTCTAAATCGCATAAGTGCTAAAGTAGTCGCATCTACGCAATCGTCGTTCTCTCCGTTCGGAAAATCTACGATTTCGTCAATTAATTCTTGTCCCCAGTTCGTATCAGGTACCCAAACTCGGCCTTCTTGGAAAATTGCGCTGACCGTATTCAATCTTGCGATCTTATCTTGCCCTTTACTCGGTGAAAAGGTGTTTATCGGGATACCTTGACGCCGTAATTCTTGTGTAAGCGGGATACCTGACGCTTTTGTTTCGACAATTACCGAATCAGGCTCCCAATGTTCGTATAACCGCATCGCTTCACGCTTTAATTCTGGAAAATCTAAGCGCTCTTTTACGCAATCTAACAAAATTATGTGGGCATCGTCCCCAGAATACAGTTCATCGCCGATTTTACCCTCGGGATAGAACACTCCCCACGTTGTAATCGCCGTATAGTCTGCTCGTTCGGACTTTAAAAACGCCGTATCGTAACTTTGGATCAAATAACTACACGAAGGAGGGTTATCGCTCGGCCATTCTTTAATCCATTCTTTCGGAATAATAGAAATACCTTCGCCTGTAGGCCGTTGCATAT